ATGGCGTACCTCGCGACCGGCTCGTTCTTCCGGCCGGTCAGCTCGGAATCGAGCGGTCGGGGCAAGTCGGGATTCCGACCACACTGTGTATTGCTGGATGAGATTCACGAGCACCCGACCAATGCGATGGTGGAGTTCCTGCGCGCTGGAACAAAGGGCCGCCGGCAGCCGCTGATCTTCATGATCACGAACTCCGGCGTCGACCGCGCGAGTGTCTGTTTCGAGTACCACACCTATGCGTGCAAGGTGGCCGCGGGCGACCTGATCGATGACAGCTTCTTCGGCTACGTGTGCGCTCTCGAGGACGGGACCCGCGAGGGCTACCCGGAAGAGGACCCGTTCACGGACGCGGCCGATCCGGAACTCGGCTACCCGCGCTCATGGCTGAAGGCGAATCCGCTGCTCGGCGTCACGTTCCAGCCGTCCTATCTGGAAGAGCAGGTGCGGCAGGCGAAGGGAATGCCGGCGAAGGAGTCTATCGTCCGGCGGCTGAACTTCTGCCAGTGGGTCGATGCGGCGAATCCGTGGATCGACGGCGACCTCTGGCGGCAGTGCGAAGTAGCTGCGGAGGAATGGGTCGAGCCGACAGGTCCATCGTTCCTCGCGCTGGACCTGTCTGCGAAGCGCGACCTGTGCGCAGCGGCAAAGGCGACCGACACACCGGAAGGTATCCTCGCAGAGTTGCGGTTCTGGACGCCGGCTGATTCCCTCCACGAACGGGAGCGGACGGACCGCGTGCCGTACGAGGCGTGGGTAAAAGCCGGGCACCTGATCGCAGTCCCGGGCCGGTCGATCGACTACGGGTTCGTGGTGAAGGACCTGGGCGAATGGTTGAGCAACGCACAGGCGCTCGCATTCGACCCGTGGCGCGTGGATGACTTCCTTCGGGAGATGGACGCCGCCGGCATCGATGCTCATATCTGGGATGGACCGGAGAAGCCATCGGGATACGGCCTCCGGCTGGTGCGGCATGGTCAGGGGTTCGGTGGTGGCGGGTCGGATTCGACACTCTGGATGCCGCGCTCCATCACGGACATCGAGACCGCGGTGCTGAACGGGACGCTCAAGGCGCGAAAGAACCCCGTCCTGACGTGGAACAGCGCATCGGCAGTGCTTGAGCAGGATGCGACAGGCAACAAGAAGTGGGAGAAGCGGAAGTCCACCGGGCGCATCGACGGTATCGTTGCGTTGTCGATGGCTGTGGGGCTTGCGCTCGCGTTCGATACCGAACCGGCCGAACCATCCATCCGATTCATATGAGGGACAGCATGCGGCGACTCGTGCAGGCGTACGGTGGGTGGCGTGACATCGTCGTGGACGCCCATGTCTACGGGGGCGGCGCCGTCGCCGCCATAGGGGTCGCGCTCTGGTCGCCGCCCGGTCTTGGCATCGCGCTCTTCGGCGGATTGCTCGTCTTTCTCGGCCTGCGGAGCGCCTGATGGGCATTCTCCGGACCCTGAGTCCGCGCGCTAACGCGCCGTGGGACGACTTCTGGTTCAGCGGCGTCGCCCACCCAACAGCGTCGGGGGTTGACGTCGACACGGACTCCACGCTCGGCCTGACTGCGATGTGGAACGGGGTACACCTCATCGGCAACGCGCTCGCGATGGCGCCACTGCGTCTCTATCGCCGACGGCGGGGTGGTGGCAGCGATGAGGCGCGCGAAGATCCACGCTTCCGCATTGTGCATCGCCGTCCGAACCGCTGGCAGACCGCGTTCGGCTGGCGGCAGATGTCGCAGGGCCACTTGCTGCTCCGCGGCAATACATACGCGCAGAAGCTCTACCGCATGAGCGGAAGCCTTGACTCCATTGTTCCCCTGCACCCGACCCGGATGTCGGTCGAGGTGGAGAATGGCGAGGTCTGGTATGTGTATCAGCGGAGCGATGGAACGCGCAGGGTATTCGCGGCCAGCGAGATACTGCACATTCGCGGGCTCTCGACGGACGGCATTGTCGGATACTGCCCTGTCACGGTCATGCGGGAATCGCTCGGGGCGATGATCGGGACCGATACGTTCGCCGCCCGCTTCTTTCGGAATAATGCGCAGCCGAAGGGCGCGCTGAAGACCCCTCACCCTCTAAAGACGGAAGCCTTCAAGCAACTGCGCGAAGAATGGAACGCCGCGCACGCGGGCGTCGACAACGCGCACAAGGTCGCCGTGCTGGACAACGGCCTCGAGTGGCAGTCGATTGGGTTCTCGGCAGAGGATGCGCAGCTTCTGGGGTCACGGACGTTCAACGTGCAGGAGGCCGCGCGGATACTAAACATCCCGCCGCACAAGCTGAAAGAGATGAGCCGTTCGACCTTCTCCAATATCGAGCATCAGAACATCGAATGGGTGGTCGACACCATTCAGCCGTGGGTCGAGAACTGGGAACAGCAACTGGACGCCGACCTGCTGACCGAACGGGAGCAGGCCACGATGTTCTTCAAGTTTGACCTGAAGGCACTACTCCGCGGCGATTCAGCGCAGCGCTCAGCATACATGCAGGCCCGGTTCAATATGGGGAGCCTTTCGCCGAACGACATTCGCGGGCTCGAGGACGAGGACCCGATCGCCGACAAGGGCGGCGATCGGTACTACGTGCAGCAGAACCTGATGCCGCTCGACAAAGTGGACGAGATACTGGAGAGCAAGAAGACGCCGCCAGCAGCACCACCAGCCAGTGCCCCGGACGAGCCGGACGATTCACTGGCACGATTGCGAGCGTTCGCGCCGGCCATCCGGGACACAGCCGCACGCATGCTGCATCGAGAGATTACGGCCGCGAAACGGGCGGCCAAGAAACAGGACTGGGCCTCGTTCCATGTGTGGGCGGATGAGTACTGGGGCGAGGCGGCTGGCACAGCGGCGCAGCAACTCGTGCCCCTCGCCGAGTCAATGGCACGTACCGCGGGATACGACGGGCCGGTGTCCGCGTACGCAGCCGCAGCCGGGCAGCAATCCGCGAGCGAATCCCTGGCGCAGGTCCGTGACCTGCTCCGAGTCACCGAACCGGAGGCGCTACAAACTGCACTCGACACGCTGTTCGAGACGTGGCGCGAGGAGCGGCCGGAGGCAATAGCGGCGCGCGAGGTCGAGAGAGCGGCGCGCATGTTCACGAACGCACTGGAGGCTGCATGAGCGTCACCGACATCAGCACCCGCAAGACAAAGGGCGGGCATTACGAGATCCGCAATGCTACCTCCGAAAAGGAGGCAGAACTGTGGATATACGACGAAATATCCCGGTTCTGGGGCATAGATGCAGGGGAGTTCAACCGTGATCTGGCGAAGATCACGGCTCCCACGATCAAGCTCAGGCTGAACAGTCCGGGGGGCGACGTGTGGTCCGGCATCTCGATCTACAACGCACTTCGCCGTCACCCCTCGCGCGTCGAGACGTACGTCGATGGCGTAGCCGCATCCATCGCCAGCGTGATCGCGCTTGCCGGAGACGAGGTCATCATGCCGGCGAACACGTTCATGATGATCCACAATGCGCATGCGATCGCCCTGGGTGACGCGCGAGCGATGCGAGAGATGGCCGACCTGCTGGACAAACACACCGATGCTATTCGCGACATCTACGTGGAGCGGACCGGCCGGCCCGAGGGCGAGATCACGAAGCTTATGGACGCCGAGACGTGGATGACGGCGCAGGAAGCGAAGGATGCGGGATTCGCCAGCACCGTTGCCGAGGATCTGGACGTCGCGGCATGCGCGGACCTGTCCGCGTTCGAGTTCAAGCACGTACCGGCGGCGCTCACCGCGCAGACGGAGCCCGCGTCTCTGACAGAAGCCGAGCTCGAGGAACTGTACGTCGGCCGTCGCCAGAACCGGGAATTGGTCGCGAGCGTGATGAAATAGTTGACGCAGCGCCGGGTCGGGTGTAACGTAGGGTCGTTGATGTAGGTCTTTGCCGCCGTCCGCATGTCGCAACGCGCTTCGGTGGCGGCAGAGATAACGAGGAAGCCTCGTCCGCAACGCGGGCGCTGGACCTCTCGAACCCATGCACTGTCATGGGTCGGGGGTTTGGCGCCCGCGATCTTTTTGCGCTCCCTCCCCGGCCCGCAACCGCCGAGGGGCGCAATGGACAAGGTAGCCGAGCTGCGCACGAGGGCTCAGACGCTCTCCAGTGAAATCGACGCCATCTACAACACCGCGTTGACGGAGAAGCGTGCGCTCTCCGACGACGAACAGAAGGCCATGAAGCTCAAGAAGGACGAGCTCACGCCGCTGGTCGCCACGATCACATCGCACGACGAGCACGAAGCGCAGAAGACGATCCTGAACGGTACGCGCGGCGACTCCGAGGGGCCGGGTGCGGGAATCCAGGCGCGTGCGGGGGAGCGTATCCGCGTCGGAGCTGACCGCGAGGCCGGCCGGCCGTTCGCGACACTCGGCGACCAGTTGCTCGCCGTCATGTCTGCGCATTCCGGCACCGGAAACCCCGTCGACAAGCGGCTACTCCGGCTCGACACGGAGATCCGCGCCGCGTCCGGGATGTCGGAAGGTGTGCCGTCCGATGGCGGGTTCGCGGTCCAGTCCGACTTCGTGCAGAACATCATCGGCCGCATCTTCGACCAGTCCACCGGCCCGATCGCCAGCCGTGTGCAGCGGATCGACATCGGCCCGAACGCGAACGGCATCAAGCAGAACGTCATCGACGAAACCTCGCGCGTGAATGGCTCGCGGTGGGGCGGTGTTCAGACGTACTGGGCGGCCGAGGCGGATACGGTCACGGCCTCAAAGCCCAAGCTCCGCCGGATGGAGATGGACCTCGAGAAGCTGTTCGGCATCTGGTACCTGACGGATGAGCTCACATCCGACTCGACGGCCATGAGTTCGGTGGCCGAGACGGCGTTCGCCGAAGAGCTTCAATTCAAGGTCGAGGACGGCGTGTTCAACGGTACCGGAGTTGGTCAGATGCTCGGCATCCTGAACAGCCCGGCGCTCGTCGAGGTCGCGATCGAGTCCACGCAGGACATCGACAACACCGCCGACTTCATCGCGGCGAACACGTCCAAGATGCTCGCGCGCTTCAACGGCTCGCGGGCACGCGCGGCGTGGTTCGCGAACATCTCGCTCTTCCCAAAGATCAGCCTCGCAACCCTGGGCGGCAATTCGGTCCCGGTCTACCTGAACCAGGGCACGATCGCCAACGCGCCGTTCGGCACGATCTGGGGCATCCCGATCTTCTTCGTCGAGTACGCCGCGGCGGAGGGGACGCCGGGCGATCTGGTCCTCGCGGATCTGGGCTGGTACGCGATGATCGCGAAGGGCGCGCCGAAGTTCGCAATGTCGATGCACGTCCGCTTCCTGAACGACGAGAACACGTTCCGGGTGACGTTCCGGACGAACGGGCAGCCGATCCCGAAGGCGGCCATCACGCCGTACAAGGGCACGGACACCCGCTCGCCGTTCGTGACGCTGGCAGTCCGCAGCTGATGATGGAGGGCCGGCGCTTCGGCGCCGGCCACGTTCTGAACGATCAACTGACCGAGGTTCCCATGAGCGTAGCAACACAGGTCGAGGCCGAACACTACGTCAACATCCTTCCACCGATCGACATCACGGGCGGAGTGACGGGCGACCGCTTCCACATGCGGCATCACAAAAAGGCGAAGATCGTCGTGCAGGTCGGTGTTTCCGCCGCGGCCTTCACGAAGATCATCCTGCGTTCGTGCGACGCCGCGACGAGCGGTACGGCGACGGACATCGCCTTCAGCATGTACGCCGAAGAGACGGCGGCGGGCGACACGCTCAGCTCGCGTACCGCGGTAGCCGCGACCGGCCATACCCCGGACGCCGCCAACAACATCTTCTATGTCATCGAACTCGATGCCAGTGAGTTGGTGGATGGCGATGAGTGGGTCGAGCTGGCGCTGACGAACACGACCAACGCCGTTCTCGCCAGTGCCGTCGCAATCCTCTCTGGCTCGCGCTTCGGTGGCGATCAGAGCGGCACCGTGATCGCCTGATGGGCCGCCGGGTGAAGTACCGTCATGGCCCGTTCGCCGGTGAGGTATTGCCGGTGGACGACGATGTCTACGCCGAGTACCTGTTGGCAACGGGCTACGCGGACGCAGTGGAGGGTGAGGACGAGCCTGCCGCCGAGCGAGCCGATGCGGAGCCGGAGGAGCTGGCCGAGGACTTCGGGGGAGGCGATGAGCCGGTACGGTGAACTTCGCCGTCTGCGATGCAAGGTG